CCGGCTGCATACGGAGTACCAGATACAGCTATGCGCATATCGTATGCTTTATCACGACCTGCACCCATTCGATGAAGATGTTGAGTATTGCAAGCTGATACGGATCGGCATGGATGGTGACTACGAAGAGCGTGATTTTCACAACTTAACCACTCAGACGGAGGTGTGGAATGCGATCCTGCGCCTCTATTCTGAATACAAAAAACTAGAGGATCGCAGCAAAGGACAGACATGGCCACGGAAACGACTGCAAAAGCAGTCAAGCTGAACCTGTTCGCAAACAAGCGAGCAGCGGAAAACCCCAAGGCACCCAAGTTCGCCAGCCCTCGCAAGAAGGATGGGGAGAAGTGGGTGGATGAGACGGTTGAAATCCCCGCAGGCAAATACAAAGCCGCCTGCTGGGTTCGTGAGGACAAGAACGGCAACAAAATGTTGTCGATCTCCCTTACTGATGTCGAAGGTTCGACAAGCGGTGGCGATATTTTTTAGTCGCACCTAGCTGAGGGAGCCGAGATGCCGATCAATTCCTGCGCAAAGGGCAAGCGTGGTGAAAGAGCGTGGAGGGATTTTCTTCGCTCGATTGGTGTCTCGGCTCCGCCGAGGCCGTCAATTTTCTGGATCGCCTGACTCACCAGATGTGGTTTCCGATGACGGCTTCCACTGGGAGGTTAAGTGGGTTGAGAACCTCAACATTCACAAGGCCGTTGAGCAGGCGGTAAGGGACGCTGGCAAGGACAAGCTGCCAGCCGTTGCCTTCAAAAGGAACAACACTGGCTGGACGGTAGCCATGCGTGCTGAGGATTTTTTCAGGGCTGTTCATGGAAAGACCAGCGATTGCTGGCCTTCTTGGCTCAAGGCTCGTGACGAATCATTCCAGAAGCATGCGGATGCTATTGGGAAATGGATTAAATCATGAGCGACTATAACCTTTTTGACTTGGAGTTGGAGAAGTCGGTGCTGGCCACGGCCATTGCAGATCAGGATGTTCATCGTGATGTTTGCGGATGGTCTTCCGACTTGTTTGGAAGCCCTGTCGCAAAGTCAATGCACACGGCCATCTGCAGGCTGAGCGCAAGGGGGGCACCCGCTGACCCTCTTTTGATCCTTGGCGAATTCAAGAACGGCGAGAGACAGATGATGCAAAACTATCTTGCCGACATCATGTCCAAGCCGCTTCTTCCAAACAGAAAACATCTCACCAGCTTTGAGGACAGGCTTGTCGAGATGGCTCGCTTGCGCTCCATGCATCAGGCTGCAGAGGAATCCCTTCACCTGATCAGGGCTGGGCACAAGTCAGCCGAGGTGGGTGCCGCAATGGAGCAGTACTCCAGTTCAACATTCAGCAGGCAAAAGGGCGTTGATATCGGCGATGCGGCCATGTCGATAACCGAAAGGGCTAGGCACCTGATCCGCACTGGATGCGCCTATGCTGGGATTCCGACTGGGTACCCAGAGCTGGATCACTGCATCGGCGGGATGACCAACGGCCATTTGATTTTATTGGCTGGGTTCACAAACATGGGGAAGTCGGCATTTGCAATACAGCTTTGTTATCACGCACTGAAGACTGGGCACCAATGTGGCTACATCTCGATGGAGCTTTCCGCCTCGGACATTGCCGAGCGTCTGATTGCCCTGTCTGGTGAGATCAGCACCGACGAGCTGCGAACCCTCGGCAAGATGACTCCCGAGCAGTTGGAGCGTTTGGACAAGGTGGCCATGAGGATGAAAGAACTTCCGCTGGTTGTGATGGACAGACCGACATGGTCGATGCACGAGGTTCGTGCCGAGGCTCGCAGGCTCAAGCGCAAGGGATGTTCGCTGCTGGTAATTGACCTGCTCGGGAAGGTTCATGTGGACACCAAGAAGCAGGACAGCCGTGCCAGAGAGCTGGAAATGGTTGCGTCCCAGACGAAGTCGTTGGCCAAGGAACTGGACATGCCAATCCTTGGCTGCGTCCAGCTAAATAGACAGAGCGTATACGAGGCTCAGGCCGAACTGCACCACCTCAAGGACTCCAATGGTCTGGCCGAGAACGCCGACGAGGTTCTCATTCTTGATCGGAGGAACCCGAAGCTGAATGACTGCAGGCTTTTCGTGAAGGTTCGCAAGTCCCGCAGGGGATCAAACAGTGCAGACATCCCATTCAAGTTCGATCCGAAGCATCAGTCCTTTAAGTACGAAGCTCCAGAGGCGTTGTGAATATAACTGTTAGCGTAGCAAAAATTGGTAAAAGGTATCATTTGACTACCAAGAGCTGGCTGCATGAATGTCCTCTCGGCGGAAGATGGATAATGGGTGGCAAAGTCCCAGAGCTGGGATGGGAACATGACTCAAAGTCGGATGCCGAGAAAGCGAGGGAGCAGTGGCAGTCTTATATTCAAGAACGGCAGACCGACAAAAAAAAATCATCTCGTCGAAGGGCAGCGAAGTGACGACATTCTCAGATCCAACCAAGCGCAGTCTGGAGGTAGGACTTCAGCAGGCAACAGAATGCAATGAGCGTCTGTGGCTTCACAACCGAAGAATGCATGACGCACTTCAGAAGGTGGCTGAGTGGCTTGATGGCATCGGGGACAAGCCAGACTGGGAGGCTAGGGTTCGGGCAAGCCTTGAGGACAACAAGCCGTGAACTGCATGTCCGACTACTGCAATCTTCATGTGAATGGGAAAGTCATACCGCCAAGCAAATGGTCGATAAGATGGGAGGATGATGGTGATTTTATTGGGTACTATTTTGATGGAAGTCGTGAATACGGAATTCAGTCGTCCGAAATTGAGATCCATGACCCAGCCTACGGAAGGGTATTCCCAAAATGATTTTACAGTTGAACCCAGAGATATGGATGATGACCCCAAGGGGTGAGGGTATGGCGTTCCTCGTTACAGATTACGGACTCGATCACAACAAAGTCTTCACGGTTCTTTTGCAGTCTGGTGATGTCCTTGATTTCGACATGAAAGACTGTCGTCGATGCGAGAATGCAACCTACGGACTTGTGAAATTTCCAGAACCACCAGCACCCCACTATCCATGACAATATCAGGATCAATTCAGCCCAGACTTGAGATAGTCAGGAGAACGCCAAACTCGGAGATGCTGGCGAGGATTGCTTACGACAATGTCCTGTCGGTGATGGGAAAGAATCTTGCCAATGGGAAGCATGAGGATGGTGGGTGGAACGAGGGTGCCGAGGCCAGCCCTAAGTGGCACCTGCACCGTGTGGTACGCCATTGCGTACAGGCCATGATGCTGATGGATGGGGTGGAGCCGAAGGACAGGGAGACGATTGAGATCCATGTAAGGCATGCGCTCGCAAGGTCAACCCTTGCGCTGGCTCAGGTAACTGGAGCAGCGACATGAGCTGCAGAAACTCGTCTTGCAAAAACAGCTTGCAATGCCAAGGAGGCGAAGTAGGTGTGTCAGTGGAAGCGGTGCATAGCGGGTCGGGAGATCCGACCACAGGTAAAAGTGTCTGTTCCTCAGCGTCGAATTACCTTGTTCAACACACCGCTTCCGCTTTTTTAGCGCATCATCCAACTGCTAAGCAGGACATTACATCTGCCGTATGCATCCCAGATGTATTCACTCCAACAGAATGCATGACAATTATTTGCGAGGCACAGGCTGTCGGCATGGAGAGAGCAAAGATCCTACGAGATGGTAAATCAATTAAGAGTTATGGGAGGACATGCTCGGCGGTGTGGCTCCCGAGGAAGGTCGGCAGGGAATGGATGTATCAGCGTGTGGTCAATGCCTCCCTAGATGTTAACGATCAAAATTACAGGTTTCAACTGGACGACATACAGTCTCTTCAGGTTTTGGAATACAGAATGTTCCAGCGTTTTTATTGGCACTACGACACATTCATCGATAGCAGGAGAAAGCTGACGGCTGTCTTCAATTTGTCAGACCCAAGGGATTATGTCGGAGGTGGCCTGAGGATTATCGGGACGATCTATAATAAGTGGTGGCTTCGCCAGCGTGGTGCTGGCGTTTGGTTCCCCAGCTTTGTACGCCATTCCGCCAAGGCTCCGCTATGGGGAAGGCGGTGGGTTCTGGTTGCTTGGCTCCTTGGAGAGGAATTCAAATGACCCATCGCATCATTGAGATGAGCGTCAAAAACAGGGAGTGGCTTAGGCACATTGCTCCCGAGGCAATTCTAGTTGATGGTTTTGACGATTGCATCATTGGGGTTGGACACCGTGGGGGTGGTGGTGGTTCTGTAATTGTTTACGACAGGGAACAAATTATCACAAAGCTGGTCGAGAGGGACGGCTTGGAATACGACGAGGCCGAGGATCATTTTGATTACAACATAGCAGGCACATATCTGGGTGACAGAACACCGATCTTTGCCGATACGGATTGGAAAAAATAATGGACGGCTCGGTCGTTGTTCGGCTTGAGCGTTATGAAATGGAGCTGGCCAGCTTGGTCGGCAAGGCGAGAAACCTTTCAGCAATCGTGAGGCAGTCCAAGGATGTTTACCCATGCGACTCCCAGAGCGCATGGGGTCAGCATATTGATGGTGCTGGTGCCGAGCTGGCGTTTGCAAAGTTTATCGGACTGTATTGGGATGGCTCCGTAGATACCTACAGGAGCGGAAGCGGAGACCTTCCGTATACCCAGATCGATGTGAAGCACTCGAGGGATGGGAAGTGGAAGGTGAAAGAAAGGGACAGGGGGGAATTGGTTTTGGTAAGGGGCACGATGCCCGAGTATGTGATCGAGGCGTATTGCAACGCAGATAATATAAAGAAATACAAACCTGCCTACTGCGATCCGACAAAGCTGTGGCTCATACCAGACGACGAGATGCGCAGGGATTTCTCTGTGCTCCGTAAAAAAATCTGGCGCAGGGCATTCGAGGCAAGGGAGGGATTGAACCAGCCCAAGCCCGAGAGTCCTAGCGTGTCACATAACTATATTTAGCTAGGACATTCGCAGCCTCACGAGAGGCGGACGAAAGCAGGATCAGGCAAAGGGAGGCAACCAGCCCGATGCAGATGCCAATGGCTATCAGCGTCCTGCACCTGATCTCGTTGTCCCGCCTGTCCACCGACAATGTGATGTTCCTCAGCATGTTTTTGTTACCTCCTTTCATCTGTCCTGAATCATCGGAATCTCGAACCGTGTGTTGAATCGGGACTCCAGCCACTCGTCGATTGCGATGAGCGACTCGATGATTTCGGTTTTTTCTTTTGTGCCAGTGGCCTTCGCCATCACCTCGGTCTTTCCGCACCTCGCCATGTGCCTAAGCCATTGCCACTGGCTAAGGCGTGGGCATGAGCGGTTGGACTCACGGTGTGATGGTCTGGCCTTGATCCTTCTGGTCACGATGTTGCTGGCCGACCAAGGGGAAGAGGCGTTCTTCATTTGCCAACCTCCTGCGAAAGCCACCTGTCGATGGCCTCCCGCACGATGCTGGCAATCGAGCGACTGCCGTTTTCCCTTGCATATTTCATCAGCCTCGCCATCAGATCGTCACCCAAGCTGATCGATATCCTCATGGCATCTCCTCTGGGATTTCCTCGAGGGCATCCCGCACAGCCTCCTCGGCTGTGGATTGAGCGTGTTCCACGAGTTCGTCGTCGTTCCCGATGACTCCCTCGTCACGCAGTTTCTCGACGATGCGTGAGGCAATCGCCTCGATGGTTTCGCTGTCGTCGATGACCTGTCTTATTGTCATGATCTTGACTCCTCCCGACTGCCAAGCAGTTGCCTCGCTGCCTTGAAAAGCTGGATGAGTTTCCAACATTCCTTGCCCCGCAACTTCTCATCATGGATCGTGAACTGCAGGTTGAGATTGCAGTCGATGTGCGATGCGTTGTTGCCGTGCACGGCCAGCGTGACAGCCACCTTTCCGTTCTTCTTGGTTACCGTGCGGGTTGGCCAACTGCCCCTCTGGCAGTCCTCGTAGGAGCGTAGGTCACCCTCACGAAATGGATCGATGTTGTAGATGAGCTGACTGTCGTCCGACTGGGCGGGGATCTTTTTCTGCACGCCAGCAAGGCGGTACAGTGCCTTGACCGTGGCACGGTTCCTCCTGCGTTGTACGGAATAGTACTCCCTGTCCGCCTCGTACTGCTTGAGCAGTTTCTGCCCGAGGAGTTTCAGCTCGACGATGAGCGATGCCACATAGGGAATCGACTCGGCGTTGAATCTCCACTTGGTTGGCAGGTTGTGCTTCTGCCCGATGATGTCTCCCCATACGGCGTAAACGCATGGAGCCTCACCACGGTGACAGGTCAGCGTAACCCTGAACTGATTATCAGACGGCAGGGTGATGCTGTACTTGTCTTTGTACTCGTCGGACTTTTCGCTGATGTAGTCACGAACCCTCCACAACTGCTCGCTGAGTGCAGAGCTATTCCACCCTCGGAGCCTTGTCGCCTTGCCCAGCTCGGGGATTTGCCCAGCCAGTTTCAGCGTCACGCCATTCTTCAGGATGCGCTCGGCCACATCCCTCGGCAGGCGTTTGAACAGGTTCTGTCTTGTGATCCACAGCTCATTGCCCTGCGGTGCTCTTTGTCTTTTGATGCTCATCGTCTGTCCCTCCTTGGTTTTTTACCCTCACGAATGAAGGTGATTGTGTTGACCTTCTCGTACCCACGCCTGACCAGCTCCTGCTCGGCGAGCCTGAGCCTGTCCTGCGTGTCGAATGGAATCCCAGACTTGGACAGGAAATAAAAATCCCACCAAAGCCCAAGAGTCTCATCAATCAGTCGCTGGGTTGGCAGCTTGGCGAAGTCCCGAATGATGCGGTTGACCCGCTCGATGGCGGTCTCGCCCTTCGGCCTTTGCTGGCTGGCAATCTCAGCCCTGAATTCCCTCGGCGTTATCGTTGTCGATTTGTTTGTAGGCATTGTGTCTGCTCCTTCCCGAGAGGGAGCCGAGGCCGTGAAGCCCCAGCTCCCTCGTCGATTTGTTTCACACCCCGAGGGGTATGTTCACCCGCTCGCCATAGGGAGGGGTGATGTTGGTTGTGTTGCCGTGAATCGCCCAAACCGTTGGGCAAATTTCACGACCCCAGTTGGATGTCTCTCCATCGGTGATGAAGAGGTGAACCTTCACCTCGTGGCCGTCCGAGACCAGCGACTCCAGCTTTTCGCTGGCATCGTCGAAGTCGGTGCCACCACCGCCACGCAATTTCGGCAGCGGGTCGCCGTCGAGATATTCCTCGAAGCCGTAGTGCTGAGTGTCGCACGATCCGATGAAGACTTTCGCCCTCAGCGTCTGGGCACACTCGGCAACCTCGGCGATGGCCTGACGGTACCGCTCCTCGCAAATGGAACCCGAGGTGTCCACCGTCACGGCAATGACCCCAGCTCCCTCGGCGCAAAGGCTCGGGAGAATGAAGTCACGGTGACGGCGGGACGGCCTGCGCCAGCTCCAGTCGTCGGTGGTGCGCTCAGTCAGGTGACGGCGTAGCTCGTCCCGCCAGTTGACCAGCGGTTTGCGAGCCTCGCCCAGCAGTCGAGCCAGCCCAGCGGGGAGTGACCCAGCCAGTCGAGCAGTCGCCTCGGCGGTGGCCACGGTGCTGTCGATTTTGTCCGACAACTCCTGAGCCTGAGCCTCGGTGAGCTGATTGCCCGAGCCGTCCTTGGGGTCTTCAATATCCCCCCAGCCAGTCGATTGCTCGTCGCCCTGCTGGTCGCCAGACTGACCGCCAGATTGTTGGCCGTCCTGATCTCCAGACTGGTCTCCAGCCTGATCTCCAGAACTGCCTTCATCGTCGGACTCATCGCTGTCGCCATCGCCAGAGCCAGACTCGTCAGACTTCTCGTCGGACTCGTCGTCTCCACCAGAGCCAGAGCCAGAGTTTTCCTGATCGTCCTGCTGGTTCTGATCCTGCTGTTGCTGTTGCTCCTGCTTCTGCTCCTCCTGCTTCTTCGAGAGAATCTCGTAGATTTGGAAGGCGGACAGGTCACGGTACTTCTCGTCGAGCAGACCGCCCTCGGGGAGGTAGTACCCGCCGTCCTTGCAGATGAGGTTGATGGCGTAGTCACATGCCTGATTCCACCGTGATGGGTCACGGTGCCCACGCACCAGAGGGTGCTTGAGGATCACATGAAGAACCTCGTGCACAATGAGACCAACGACCTGCCTGACCTCCAGCTTCTCGAGGAAGCTGGGGGCAAAGCGGATGCGGGTGCCATCGGTGCACGCCGTCTTCGCAGACTCGTCGAGGATGCTCGGCAAAGTCAGCGCAACCGTCCCGAAGAACGGTGCGTTGAGCACGAGCCAAGTCCTCGCCCGAGAAAGTTTTTCCTCGGGAGTAATTTGTTTCTTGTTCATCGCTGAACCTCCATGACTGCTTCGCAGTCGGTTAAGAGTTTACCGCCAGCACCTGACCACGGTTGATGACCCACTCGTTGTAGGCATCGCTCGAGGTCTCGAGTTTCGGATTCACCCGAGTCGCCGTCTTGGTGGCGAATGCCTCGAACTCAGCCCCGAGGCGGGGAATGTAGGTGAAGAACGCCTTCGCATTCTTCTCGTTCTTCAGCCGAGCGGTGAGCGCACCGACCAAAGCCCAGCGCACCTCGGGTTTCGAGGGAACCGTGGCCTTGGCGGGATTCGCCAGCACCTCGTCGGGCAATGTCGCCAGCCCCTCGTACACGGTCAGGAAGCCGTGCAGGTCGAGGCCAGCCGTGCCCAGAGCACCGCTGAGCCAAGAGGGAGAGGTGAGTCCAGCCTTGACGACCTTGTCCACCGCCTCCCACGAGCGGGGGCAAGCCACTTTCTTGGCGAAGTCCGCAGTGGGTTCCTCGCTGAAGCGGTCAGGTCGGAACTGCAGGAAGCTGAGAATCTGCGGAGAGATTCCAGCACCAGCAGCCCAGCCCAGCCAGTGGTCGAGATCGGGGATGACCTCGAGCGTGGCATCGAACCGCCCGATGAGCGGGGAGATGAGCCAGCTCACGCCAGCACGGTCAGTGCGTGCGTTGGTCGCACCCACGAACTGCACGCAATCGGGGATGCGTTTTCCTTCGACCTCTCTCGCCCAGATGATGTGTTGCAGACCCTTCTGCACCGCCTCACTCGCTTGCCCGAGATCGTCGAGGAAGCAGAGCGTGGGCACCTTCGCATTCAGCAACCTGCGGAGCAGGCCGATGGGGTCGAAGGTTGCCTGACCGTTGAGGACGACAGGGAGACCCTTGTAGTCCGTAGGATCGGAGCAGGCGGGAGTGTCCACGATCACGGTGGGATCACCGCCGATTTCCTCGGCCACCCGCTTCCAAGCGGACTGCACGAGGGCGGTTTTACCAACGCCAGCTCGCCCGATGAGGAGCGTGCTGATCTTGTTTTTGAAGGCGAGGTACAAATCCTCGGCCAACTTTCCGACTTTCACTGAGTTAATGATGTTGTTGTTCATTGTGTCTGTTCTCTCTTTCTGTTTTTGTTTTTGTTTTTGTTTGGTGCACCCAGTCATTCGACAGGGATCATGGGAGCGCACCGACAGGCGATGCGCTCCTGATGATCACTGCTAAGCAGATGCCCCGAGCGTCGAGCGAAGGGACTCGAGCGTCGAGAGCACCGACTTCGATGCGCTGACGGCCTGCGCACGAGTGGTCTTGTCGTTCCGCAGAACCTCGGGGTCGTTGAAGACCGCCAAGGTTTTGCGTGCATTCGCCAAGGCCGTGGCAATTTCCGCATTGCCAGTGAAGTTGAGACACTCGGCCTCATCGATCACATCGGCCACCGAGTGAACGGTGCTGTCCCGAAAGACAGCGTCCGACTTGGCGAGCACCTGACCGAACTTTCCGACGACCTCGGCCACCCGCTCGAGGAGCGAGGCGTGGCAGTCGGCCAGCCGTGCGCTGACCGCCTGCTTCGCCCGAGCCTGCAGGGCGGGATCGTTCAGGTCGGTTTCCCGAGGGAACGAGAACTGGTCAAAAGCAACCGAGAATTTCTGGCGGAAACTCTCGGAGGTTTTCGGGTACTCGCTCGGGTTGAAGAGACCGTTGAGGCGAAGCTCGGCCTCGCATTTGATCTCGTGGTACTTCGCCGCCAGCTCGTCCGCCAGCTCGTTGAACTCGGCCACCAACTTGTCGTGGATGGCGATGAACGACTGGTAGGACGAGATTGGGAGAACCCTCTGCTCGCCGTGCCAAGGGAGAGTGAACTTGTAAAAGTTCTCCCGAATCCTCGAGGCCACCTGATTGATGGCCTTGAGGTAGTCGGGGCGGATCAGTGCCTTGACGAACCGTCCGCCCTGTCCCGAGTTGATCTTGTGGTTCTCCTCGACCTCGGCGGTGGCCTTCCGATCCTGCCGTCCCCCGATGAAGCGGGAGATGGACAAGTCAGCGAGCCGTGCGTGGCCGTTGAGTTTGTCGTGGGTGATGTGTGTGTTCATGTCTGCTCCTTCTGCCAGCAATCGCTGGCGGTTTTTGTTTTTGTTGTCTGCACCCCGCTTTGGCAGGGATCACTGCAACCCTCGGGGCATTCCCTCCCGAGGGCTGAGGGTGATCACTGCAAGTCGCTCACCCATGCGAATGGATAAAAAAATCCATTCACATGCAATGCCCAGACCCGCTCGTCCTCGATGAAGCGAGTGGAGTAGGCACTCTCCCAAACAGGTTTTGGAAGACTTTGTATGTCCATGCTGTTCCTCCTTTTTATTTTAGTGTTTTGCCAACCGAGGGGTGACCGTGAACCCTGTCGATCACGGCTCGGATGACGGCACCGTTGATCGCCTCGAGGAAGTCACCACTGATTCTCGTGAACTTTCCGCCCCGCCGTTCTTTCGATTGGTGGAGAGCGTATTTCTTCACGGCTGCTTTGTTGATCAGCACGCTCATGATTTTGAATCTCCCCGTGAACTCCAGACATCATTCCCATCCTTCTCGACCTCACGAAGAATGTTCTTCGCATGGGAGAGAGGGAGGAGATTGATGATCCAGTCCCACAGCTCGTGGGTTTTGAACGCCTCGAGATTCTGCCAGAAAAGCTCCTGCCGTTCTGGGGGCAACGCCTCGAGCCATTGCCTCGTCGTCGTGCGGGTCTTCGACCTGTACTTCGACTTCAGGTTTCTGATTTTTATGTCAGTTACTGATGCGGTCATGTGTCTGTACCTCCATGTTTAGTTTTTGTTTTCAGAATCCAGCACACGGTGCCGAACTCATGACTGCACCCCGAGCCGACATAGGCCGAGGTGCAGTGTATGAATTCAGTTTTTGTTATTTGATCAGCCGACCTGACTTGCTCCCGCTAGTCGCAGGTCGCCCCGAGTGATCGCTCGGGGGAGACTCAGTTTTTCCAAGAGTGGCAGTGCGCTCCGAACTCGCCCCGCATCCCTGCGGGAGTCATCCAGCTTGCTCGTTGACGATTTGAACCTCGAAAACTTTCAGGTCACCCGATCATAAAAGATCGCCTGTACCTTACTCGCCCTCGGGATCGTCGGGAGGTTCTCCGATATGTGGGGAGAATTCTCCTCGAGGAAATCACTGCCAAGCGTCGAATCTCTTTAGTGTCACCGCAGTCGAATCAATGAACTAAGGGTATGTTGCACCATTTTGGTGAAGCCGTCAACTGCTTTGCAGTCACACCGTAGATAATATGACACTAGCAGGGGATCGCCACCAGATGCCGAAAAAATCGCTCTAGGATGGCCTATAAAGCGTTTTGATGGGCTGGGTAGTATGGGGACAGCGGGGCACCTTACAGAGTAGACGGCCTGAGCGGGGGATATTGGATCACCAAGGCGGGAGGATAATTTCGGGGGAACCTGCAGGAGAAAGAATGTTTTGTTTTTCTTGGTTCGCTTGGTCTCGAGAGAGAATTTCATTTCGTTCCAGAGGCAAGGTCTCGAAAGATTCAAGCACGGTTTCCAGAGGGGAGATGGTCGTCACATGGTTGAGGATCGAACTCATCGCTGGGTTTCGCATCGTGAGCAGAAGCCTCCCCCAATTAAGGGGAAGGCTTTCTGGAGTCGTCACCGCTTGGGATGCTCGCTCGCAGTGTCTGTCTTTTCGTGCTCGGGTTTACCAACCCTCACGCTCGAATGCTCGAGTCAAACGCCTGTCTTTTTAAGAGCGGGTGGAGTTCACGAGTCCCCGCTCGTCGAGAATTTCGCAACCCACACGGCTCTGTTCGATCTTTCTTCCGCTGGGAGGACAACTGCTAAGCAGCCAGAAGTGTTTTGACTTGCAGGTGCAACGCAATAAAAAACCGCTGTGCCACGAAAAAAAGTCGAGCCTCGGCCTGCCGAGAATCTTTCCATCGCATCGCTGAGTGATGCACCACCAATCACCAAACTGGTGAAGGATGATGATCGGACAGAAAAAAAAATCACGAAGCGTCGAGGCCGTCCAGTGCCTCAACTCGAGAGCCTGAACGAAAAAACAATCGCCGAGATCGGACAACTTGCTCGACTCGGAATGAATGAGCGACTCATCGCTGGTGCGATTGGGATCAGCGTTTCGAGAATGCAAAAGTGGAAGGACGAGTCGGAACAATTTCGGAGCCTGCTCGAAAGAGAGCGGGAGAGATTCGTCGCCGACAATCTCATGAAGCTCCGCAATCACGCATCGACCTCGCCCCAGTCTGCGCAGTGGCTCCTCGAGAGAGTCCGCCCCGAGGAGTTCAGTGCGAAGACAGAGCTAAGAATTTCTGGTGGAGTGAGTAACACGACGACGATGGACATTTCCCCGAGCGTCTGCCAGCTCCTCGCTGAGGCTCGATCCAAGCCGATTGATGCCGAGGTGCTGTCGATCTCTTCTTCTTCCTCTGATCAAAAGAATAGCTGATGGAATCTCTTCCTCAAAAAGTCTGAAAGCCAAAGACATATCCAAATAAAATCCGATGTCAAAGATACCCCCACCACCGCCCAGCCCCCTCCCACGCTACTCTAATAATATAGACCCAAACGACACACCACCCATCTGCATTATCGGCTACACCCCGCCCCCTGTTTTTACCTATCCCCACCCCACAATTTTGGCGCACCCAGCCGCCATAAAAACCCCATGTTTGGAGGCATGACTTAATGCCTTGGAATTACGAAGAACACAAAGCACGGCTTCATGCCGACGAGGCATACAAGACACGCTTCTATGCCATGTGTCGGGGGTGGCTTCGGAACAAGCTGCGGAACGACCCAGAGTATGCCCTGATCTACAAAGTAAAGCGGCGCATACAGGCAAGGAAGCGCAGGAAGCTGCAAAAGAAGCTGAGGGCTAAACATGACAGAGCAGGATAAGCTGAAGTTCCTTTCAACCTTGGCTGGGTTCAGCACCCAGTACCTCGGGCTTACCCCATACCCTTGGCAGATTCAGTGTATGGATGCCTTGGACGCTGGCGGGAGGGTGGCCGTCAGGGCACCCAACGGATCTGGGAAGTCGAGCTTCTTGGTCGTCCCAGCCATCATCTGGCACTGCGCCGTCTTCCCAAACAGCTATGTGATTGTGACCTCCAATGTGGGGCGGCAGATCAAGTCTGGGCTATTTGCCACCGTCCATAAGTTTGCCTCAAAGCTCAAGGGTTGGACGGTCAACTCCAACGAGCTGATCAGCCCGATCAACGGAAGGGCGGTTGCCTTCACTACCGATGAACCCCAGCGGATGGAGGGCTGGCACCCCGAGGGCAGCACCACTGGCGGCAAGGGGAACCTGATGCTGATTTATGACGAGGCCAAGTCGATCCCAGCCGAGATATGGCACGCTGGGGAACGCACCCAACCCAACCGATGGCTGGCCATCAGCAGCACAGGCTCGGCCAACAGCTTCTTTGCCAAGTGCTTCAGGGAGCACGCCAAGTTCTGGAAGACCTTCACGATCCCGATTGGCCAGTGTCCCCACATCACAGAGGAGTCCATCAGGAACCTCAAGGAGCTGTATGGAGACGACCATCCTTTGGTCAGATCCATGATCCATAACGAATTTGTGGACGAGGGGGACAACTCGACAGTGATAACCGAATCCAAGATCAGTGAGTGCAGGGGCAATCCACCAGAGCATGTGAAGATGGACAAGGTGGCCTTTATAGACTGGGGAGGTGCTGGAGTGGACGAAACCGTCTTGGCCATCATGGAGGGCAATAAAATGCTGCCATTGATCATTATTAAGGATCGGGACGAAATGCGGACGGTGGGCAGGGTAATCCGTGAGCTGAGGGCATTCGGGGTAAGCCCCAAGCTGGTCTTTGCCGACAACGGCGGGATTGGATCTCCGATGATCAGGCGAATGGATGAACAGGGTTTCAGCGTAAATAGGATCAACTTCGGGTCTGCTGGGTCGGCTGGCTACCACAATAAGGCGGCTGAGATGCTGTTTAAGGCGGCTCGCCTGATTGAGGATAGGGGAGTGATCCTACCAAAGGACGACATCATGGATGGCCAGCTATGCACCCGCAGGTTCCACACGACATCAAGCGGTGACATTAAGCTGGAAAGCAAGGCCGACTATAAGCAGAGGACTGGTGGGAGCAGCCCAGACAGGGCGGATGCCGCAGCGGGAGCCATTTGGGCATATATCAAGACCAAGCCGAGCTTGACCCAGAACACAGTTGATGGTAGCCATATGCAGACGGATGTATTTGGAAATACTATACAAACTTTTGAGTCTGACCGTGGCGGCTTCGATGCTGGTGATTAAATGACCACCAAGGAGCTGTACGAGGCGTTTTGCGACGACCTGAAGAATCGAACAACTTGGGAGGATCGGCAGAAGGTCTGGTACACGATGTGCAACGGTGGGCTGCGCAGGAAGCGCAAGCCTTTCCCCAATGCGGCTGACCTGCACTACCCCTTGGCTCAGTCAATCATCAACAAGTTTGTTCCATTTTACATAAACCAGATCTACTCGGCTGAGAATCTGGCCAGCTTTATCCCCCGCAAGCCCCAGATGCAGCATTTGCGGTATGCCGCAGAAAGCTGGTTTAACTACCAGCTTCGTGAGCGCAGCAACTTTGAGGCGGAAATGCAGGTGTTCGTTGCCGCCATGCTGCGGTGCGGATTGTCATTCATGAAGGTTTTCTGGGATGAGGGCAAAAAATCCGTGCGGTTTGATGCCATCAATCCGATGTATGTGGTGTTCCCATACTACGCCAAGGACATGGATACCCTTGATCGCATCTGCCATGTGATGGAAATTTCCGAAGCCCAGTACAGGAGCAACCCTTCGTATAAACAAAACGACGATTTTATTAAGCGTATCACTGGGGATGGATCTTCAGCCAACGCTGGGATCAAGGCTTACAACCAGCACAAGCTGAGCAGGCAGGGACTTACCGAGGCCATTCGCAAGGACTCCATCATCATCTGGGAGTGCTACAGCAGGGATCCCAAGAGCGGGGTTATCACGGTTCACACCATCAGTCCTCAGGCTCCAGACGAGCCAATCAGGGAGAGCTTTGAGCTTCCGTATTCCCACGGAAAGTTTCCGTTTGTTCCGTGTATCCTTGAGCACACTCCAGACAAGGGGATGTATTCCAGCCGTGGCGTTTGCGAAACGGTTGCGGCTTTTGAGGCGGCACTCACAAAAACCATGAACGCCAAGGCGGATGCCATGAGCCTTTACAATGCCCCGATGTTTTCCAGCGATCAGGACATACCCAATGTGAACAATATCAAGTTCGGCACAGGGGTTCTCCTGCCGACTGGTGTTAAGCCAGTACTCATGCCGCAGCCACCGATCAGCTTTGATCAGGAGATGACCCAGATGCGGCAGGTGGCCGAGTATCTGGTGTCCATGCCTGATTTCGGGCTTACGCAGGGAAGGCTTGGAAGCTCCAAGCCACGCACGGCGACTGAAATCCAGAATATCGGTCAGCTTATGGGCGTAAATACCGACCTGCGGATCAAGCTCTTCAGGCTTGCCATGTCCCATATCTACAAGCAGGCGTACTCGATTTTGACGGAATTCGCCCACGATCAACTCCTTTACGAGTATCAGAATCAGTTTTCTCAGGTTCCGATGGAGGCCATCATGTTTGATTACGAAATCAAGCCGTCTGGGAGTGCTGACGGAGTGAATCGTGTCATGCAATACCAGAAGGCGTTGGTTCGCTTCCAGACCCTTCGTGGGGATCCCTTTGTCAACCAGCCAGAACTTCGCAGGGACTTGCTCGAGGTTGATGACCCGCACTTGGTCGGGCGAATGCTGATTGATCCGCAGGCCAAGAAACAAATGGATGCCGAGGAAGCTGGCTCCGAAAACCTTTTATTGGATCAGGGCTTTGCATCGGTGGCCGTGGAGCCAGCCGATGATCACGAGATTCACCTGCAGATTCACATGGATCGGCTGCAGCTTGCTGGCCAGCGTGGTCAGGAGTTGGCCGAGGACAGCGGTGCGGCATACACCAATCATATTCAGACCCACCTGCAATTCCTCATGCAGTCCAATCCAAACCTAGCCAAACAGATTGCGGCTCAGATTCAGTCTGCAATGGCCGCAAAGGCCAAGCAGGCATCGATAAGCCAAAATAGATTGGTGGCATGAGTGATCAGGACATATCGGACATCAGGGAGCGTTTGGCTCGGATGGAGGAGAGGCAACTGGCGATTCACTCGATGTTTCACCAGTCGCTTTCCAATTACGGTGATCTCGTCAATCGGGTTCACAGTCTTGAGAAACTCAAGGGGCACTTCTATCTGGCAGCGGCTGTGCTCGGAACTCTTGTCTCGATTGGTTGGGAGTTGATCAAGGTTTTCTTTGTCAGCAACAAGAATGCCTGAAATGAGCAGGGAAGATCAGGCGATTGCCGCCATCCAGTACCTGCACTCCGAGGGTTTCATTGAGCCGTTTTTGGACGATGACGGAGATCCGTGCATCAGGCTTACCGTGGATCTAAAGAAGGCAAGAAGGGCTGTAACAAGGATGATGAAGGGGCAGCCGCCAGAGGAACTCGACTGGTGGCAAAAAGCAGACAAAAACAGTTGACTGCATACGCAGTGGGTCTATAGGTAAAGACATGCCATCAAATCAGGAGCTTTACGATGCTGTGTGTAGGAAATCCGCAAAGCGGAATGACACCAATGTTACTGGCAGCGCAGCCGCAACCCTAATGGCGGCAAATTCCGCTAGGCTTGGTTTTACCATTCAAAATGCCGACACGGTGGACATTTATATCAGATTTTCAACTTCCAATCCATCCGCATCGAATCACGACCTAAGGCTGGCTGCGGGTCAGCTTTACAGCCAGATGGATAACATGGTTTACACTGGAGCTGTTACAGCTCTTCCTGTTTCAGCGACCACTTCAGGCGGCGTGCGCTGCAGTGAATTTATAGTTTCATGAACTGGCTAACTGAAAACTTCACAAATATCATGGCCGTTGTCGGTGCAGTCGTTGTGCTGGCACGGATCGTCGTGAAATTGACTCCGACCCCTGCGGACGACACGGTGCTTGAAAAAATCGTGTCAGTCCTCAAGACGCTCGGGCTTCATATCGACGATAAATGATTCGTCTCTTGGGTGCTCTGCTAGACCTGATCATCAGGTTGATGCCGACACCCAAGGATATTCGGGACAAGCAGGCAAGGGATAAGCGTGATGAACGCAAAAATCGCATTGGCCGCATTTTCACTGGGAGCGATGGCGTTCCTTGGTGGGTGCGCTAGTACATCAAATTTTAGCCCACCAGCGGACTCGGTAACATTTCTAACAAACGACTACCGCTTTAAGGCGGTCATGAACTCGGGAGACGATGTCAGGGGATGGGCTAAAGACACACTGGAGGTAATCAATGAGCTTCAGTACCAACTCGAACTGGAAAGAAACAAATGATCTCCAAGCAGAAAATAGAGGAGATTTACAAAGATATCCTGAAGGGTTTAGAGCCTTCCTTCGCCGCTCGGGTGGCTGCATGGAGGGATGCGGTTACTGCCTCAGGTGTGACTCCGTACATTTATTGCGGACGGAGAACACCAGCGGAGCAGGAGGAGCTTTATCGTCAGGGCAGGACGAAGTCTGGGAGGATTGTAACTAACGCCAGAGGATACCCCATACCACAATCATTCCATTGCTATGGAAGGGCTATAGACTGGGTGCCAGCCAAACAGGTTTCGGGAGGTAATTTCGAGGCCGATTGGGATAATGTGCAGCATTACGGCATTGGGATTGAGAATGGGAAACTCTTTAATCTGGTGGCACTTACTTGGGAAAGACCGCACCTTCAGGACGGATTCTTCAAGGACTGGCGTGACTTGGCTCACAACGAGGCAGAGGCACCGACAGAGGAGCCAGTAACGCACGCTCCCAATGTAGGGAAAACAAAAAAGGGTAAAGTATCCATTCGCAGAGCTTAGCAGTTGACAACCACAATGGCATGTGTAAGAACACCATCAAGTGATCAAGCTACGCCTATTCCTTAGGGCTGTTTCGGCGGCTCTTTCGGTTTTCAAATATACCAATTTCCATTCCGTTAAGTGGGAGGATGATGACAGGCTTGCCCTTATTCAGTACCTCCGCTCGGAGTCTGGCGAGCGTCTTCGCAGGCTACTTTTGGCTTTTTGCTCCCTTCGGGATGCCAGAGTGTCTCTGGCCGCAGGTGGCAAGTTCGAGGCTGGCAAGGCAGTTGGGTGTAGGGAGATGGTCTCATATCTCGACTACTTGTGCTCCAGCGGGAACGAGAAAGATTCCGAGACAGCCGACAATGGGGACACGGCTGACCTCGGTCATTTAGTCCCCTAAAATTCGGAAAGAAAGGACTCCGTTATGTCCAATGAAGCAATAGCCGAACCAGCGGTTCAATCCGCTGGTGAAGGTCAGGGTCTTGATGCCGAGTTACAGGCTCTAGGCAGACTAGCAGCAGAGGTCGATGGTTTCGCACCGCCCAAGGTCGAGGATCAAGCCCCCCGAAAAACAGGTGGAGTCCCATCTGCGGGTAAGAAGGAATCGGCTGAAAAAGCCGAACAACGCACAGCATCCACAGCGAACTCCGAAGCAAAGGCTGAGAGCGATGACCCAACGACAAGGGAAATAAAATCTCTTGATGTTGGTGAGGATCGTGAACGCAGCCGAAACAGGCTTGGACAACTCTGGGAGCAATTCAACGCAAAACAGCGTGAGTTTGCGGAACAGAGAGCCAAGTGGGAGGCCGAGGTTGAGCAATTAAAATCGGCACCTCCGAAAAATCCGAGGGATGGATACAGCCCCAAGGAGCTAAGGGAGTTTGCAAAAGAGTGGGAAAATGAAGGCAGGGATGACCTTGCAGACGAGGCACGAAAGCGTGCCTCACAGATCGAGGAGGAAGAGGACAGAAATTCACGCCTCAACAAACAGCGTCAGGCTGAGTTTGAGAATCGTGTGAAAACAAACTGGACTAACCTCGTAAAGGAAAACCCAGATTACAATGATCAGGGTTCGGATCTGTATCAGGTCACCATGAACTTCATGCAGCATCAGGATCCCTTGGTTAGGGATTTCCTGAACCGCCATCCAGATGGTTTGGTTTTGGCGAGTGCCCTAGCAAAACTTCAGATTGCTGGGGAGTCCGCTGCGGATGCTGTGAAAGAAGTTGCTCGGTTAAAGGCCGAAAACGAAAAACTAAAATCAAAGTTTTCGCTTGGGTCGTCAAATCCTGTTGCCCCTATGGGCGACAAGAGCATGAAAGACATGAGCACGGCTGAGGCCGAAGCCCATGTCCGTGCAATGGCGATGCAGGCAGATGGCTTGATTTAGTTTTAGAGGTATAAACATATGGCTATGATGACGGTCAGTAACCCAGCTACGCTGGCTGACCAGTTTCAGGCTTTGTTCTCGAAGAAACTTCTGAATGGTGTCGCCGAGACTCTCATTCTGAACAACTACGGAACTAAGTATGATCTTCCCACTAATACTGGGAATAACAGCATCACCATGTTCCAATGGAACACAACTCCCGACGGCACTCAGGTCTCTAACCTGACCGAAGGTACCCCGATCTCCAGCTATCGTGAGGTCGGTCTTCGGAAGGTTAATGTGCCCCTGACGCAGGTCGGTGAAGCCCTCAAAGTGACTGACATCCTTAACTACACGCAACTTTTCAATGCGCTGCAGGAAGGGATCCGTGCTCTCACCTTGGACGCTTCGCTCCATCTGGATACCGTTGTTCGTAATGCGCTGCAGGGCGTGACCACTGCCACTGGCTTGGCCAGCGGCATTTCCGCCGCACGCACCACGGACATCTATGGGGCTACCGTTCCTAAGATCTACGCTGGCACAGCTTCTAGCTTTGCCACGCTGTCGAGCACTTCGTATCTTACTCCTTCTGACCTTCTGGATGCAGCTACGCTCATCCGCTTGGACAAGAATGTGAGCCTGAACGAGGAGTTTACGGCGGTTGTGGATCCCACGGTTGCGGCAGATCTCCTCAAGGACAATACTGTCGTTAACATTGCTTCGTACAACTCCACCAAAACTGGGGTGTCCGATCTTGTTAAAGGCCAGCTCGGTCAAATTTATGGTGTCAATGTGCAACAGCACACCAACTCCTACAAAGAGACCTTGGGCGGCACTGAGGGAACCTTTAGCTCCAGTGGTACTGTTGTCTCGACCTATGTTCTTACTGATGGTGTCTTCGGAACGGTCAACTACGCTGGCCAATCCCCCTACGCTCCTTCTGTCGTGATTGTCGATAAACCCGACAAGTCCGACATCCTCAACCAGAATATCTATGCTGGTTGGAAGGCGCATTGGGCGGTTCAGGTGTTGAACGGAAAGAAGGGTCGCATCATTAAGAGCACGACTCGGGCAATCAATCCGTAAGCCTTTTTAGGCCGTGATCGGGGGTATGTCCCTGCCGATCTAAGAGACCCCGCTTCGGCGGGGTTTCTTATTTACAGATAAGCAAGTAACTGCTAAGCAGATGGTATGCCAGCCTACGAGTATCGGCAGGATGACGGCAGTACTGTTATCAGGGTATTGCCTGTTGATGAGAGGGACTCATATCCGAATCGGATCACAGTACCAAGCAACATATGCTTTGTTGGAACTGCCTATGACCCGACTATCTCTGCAAACAAGATAAGGGAGGGGTATAAAATCATTGAGCAAAGGGGCGGCTACATAAAGACATCCAAGCGTGACTTTGAGCGAGCTTGGGGAAGTCACGACACAAAAACTGTGATGAGGAGCGGAAAAGCAGTAAACACGGTGTGAAAGACGGTAAGCAGCTTGGCGAATTAGCCGAGCTTATGTTTGCGGTGGAAGTGCTTAAAAGAGGGGGAGTTCCGTCAAAACCAGTTGGGGACAGCAGCCCATACGACTGGGTTGTTCATGCGGGTGGGCGTTTCCACAGGGTACAGGTCAAAAGCAGTTGGATGGGTGTCCTGACGAGGACTGGGTGTAGGTCTGTTCGCCGATGCCGTGTAAACATAGCCTCTGGGCACGCCAGCAAGGTCGCATACACAAAGGCAACAATCGATTTTATGGCTATATGGCTAGACCCATTTCAGTCTT